TAAATGTTTGGGACAAGTTTATAAATTTTGTTAAACGATCTAAAGAAAATTTCGACGAACTAAGATGAAAAAACTAGACATTCAAGCTATTAAACAAGTACGTTTAAAAGACAATCAGTATTTTGCTGAAAGTTCACCTAAAACACAAATCTATCTTCACCACACGGCGGGAAATGGAAACGCTGAAGGGGTTAGCAGATATTGGAATGGTAACGACAGCCGAATAGCTACGGCTTTTATCATTGGTGAAAACGGAACTATCGTTCAATGTTTTTCGTCTAAACATTGGGCATGGCATTTAGGAATAGACCAAGAAGACTTTGCACGTAATGGCGCGAAGTATTCCAACTTAAATAAACTATCTGTAGGTATAGAGGTGTGTAATTGGGGTTATCTTAAAAAGAAAGGAGACAAGTATTATAACTATGCTGGCGGTGTAGTTAATCCGTCTTACGTTATTGAACTAGAAACACCTTACAAGGGTTATAAGTATTGGTATAAATACAGCGACGCACAAATAGAGTCTTTACGCCAATTAGTTGAATACCTTTGCGAAACTTACGACATTCCAAAAGACTATCGTTCTGAAATCTGGGCTATTGACAAAGAAGCGTTTAAAGGGACTAAAGGAATTTTTACACATAACTCGGTTCGTAAAGACAAATCAGACATGTACCCATGTCCGCGCGTTATCGAAATGCTAAAAAATTTATGAGAATATTAATAGTTCTTATTTTACTTACTTCGTGTACGGCTAATTACCATTTGCGAAAAGCAATGAAAAAAGGCTATACTTGCGACGAAATAGGCGACACAATTACGATAAGTTCTATTGACTCAATTCCGTACGTTTTAAGAGACTCTATTTTCTGGGAAAAGGTAATAGTCCAAAAAGATACGATAGTTCGTTATAAGCGTTCCTACGTGCCTAAAACGCGGTTTCAAACTAAGATTGAATATAAATACAAAACAAAAGTCCTAAAATCGGACGTTGAAAAGATAAAATATAAAAATAAATACATAACAAAGACAAAAATTAATTGGTTATTTGTTATAATTGCATTCGTTATAGGATTCCTTACAAGGTTATCTTTTAGCGAAACCTTTAGAAGTAGGTTAAAACTTCTACCTAAACTTTTCAAATGAATAAAAACAAAGGCGGGCGCCCAGTAGTAAGCAAAGGCGTTCCACGTGTGCGGTTAAGTCCGCAAGAATTCGACCTAATTAAACAATATCGGGCTATTAAGGACAAGTCTAACGAAATGGGACTTAACGAAAACGATGTTAAACATGGCTGGATAAAAACAAAAGACGCTAGTTTGTTCTTTGCTAACCCAAGTTTTAACGCTGGTAAAGAATTAGACCTAGACTTTAGTAAGCTACTAGAAAACGCGCCTAAAATAAACACGGAAAAAGTAAAGAAAAAAGAGTATAGCGGTGAATTTGACAAGTTAGTATTTACAGATGTACATATAGGTATGGACGCTAGCGACAAAGGTCGTAGTTTATACCCGTCCGAATGGAATGAAGACATACTTTTCGAGCGTTTGTCTAAAATGATAGACTACACACTAGCTAAACAGAACAGCAACGTACTTTATATATTAGATTTAGGCGACTATTTAGACGGCTTTAACGGACAAACTACACGTGGCGGTCATTCGTTACCACAAAACATGAGTAACCAGAAAGCGTTCGACGTTGGTTTCTTATTTAAGACGATGTTAATTACACAGCTTTCGCCGTTCTACGATAAAATCTACGTACGGAATATTTGTAACGACAATCACAGCGGGGACTTTTCCTACTTTGTTAACCAGTTCTTTAAAACGTATGTCGAAAGGGATTTAAAAAACGTCCTAGTAACTAACCAGACTTTGTTTATTGATCATGAAATAATAGGCAATAAATGTTTTGTAACGACACACGGAAAAGATACGCATAACATGAAGTTCGGTTTTAAAACTAAGATTGACCCTAACCAAATCAATAGAATACTAGGGTATCTAAATACGAACCAACTATTGAACAAAGGCTACGAAATAATCTTTGAAAAAGGCGACAGCCATTTATACTTATTCGATAGCTCTAGTAGTGACGTGTTTAAGTATTACAATTACCCAGCATTTAGCCCGTCTTCTAACTGGGTGGCTATGAATTTCCAGCTAGGTAAAAGCGGTTTTATACATTTTAACTACGATTTAGAACAAAAGAGTATAAACGAATTCTTTTTTTAGTGTATATTTGAACTTTGATAATAGGTTTTTAAGAATTAGGGTTAGCAGTTGAAAGCGTTAGCCCTTTTTTTATGTCCTAAAATCCCAGTAAAATAAAGGAAATCAAAAATAAATGTAAAAAACTTTAAAAAAAATGTTTAAAAAGTTTGGTAGTTCGGATTTAGTATTTATATTTGCATATAATTAATTCACAAACACACAAAAAAAACAAGTTATGAAAACGAAAAAAGAAATGAACGAAATTATTTTAAAAGAGTTAAACGACTTATGGAATGAGTACGAGCAATTCAACGAAGTATTAGGCGCAGACCACGAAGCTACGCAAAGAGCTGCGACACGTTGGGCGTCAATTAATGAACTAGTAATAAAATTAGGACTATGAAAAATATAAACTTACAAGAATCATTTGGCGACATCTGCGCTGGTGTATTTATTTTAATCGTAATTAGTTTAGCTGTTATTAGACCTTATGGCGCTGAAAACACGAACGAAGTAAAACAAGAAGTAACAGAAAAAGCCGTTAAGCAAAGCAAAGTCTTAGAAAAGTACGGCGAATTAATAACTAAAAACTGGTAACAATGTTTGATGTTTTAGAATGTGAACTAGACGTATATACGTTAAATTTATCCTATAGCTATAATGACTTTATTTACGACGTTGTATGCGAATTTGACTGGTTAGACAAAGAATATAACGGGAAAATGTTAGACTTTACTTTAAAACCAATTAAAGGCACGTATTTTAGTGGCGAAGTAGGTAACGACGAAGAAGGCGAAATAGAAATAACGCCAGCTTATTCTGAATGGCTTTTAGAAATGGTAAAAGAATACAGAAAAAAACACATTTATTTTATGTGCGAAGAAGAAGAAAACGAACTAAGAAAATTAGATTTAAATTTAGAAGATGACAACCCTCAAAACTGGCACTACTATGGTATTTAGACTGCAAAGAATGGTAAGGTTCTGGACGACCAAAACCACACACGAACACGTAAGAGGTTCTTTTAACGAAGAACTTTATAAAAGAATTTGTGAAATTAAATTTACTCAGAATTTATGAAATTTAAACTCGTATACTACAGCGGTTCGAATATTATTCACAGCTGGACTTTTGACAACAAAGCGTTGTGTAATTGGAAAAAGAAAGAACTAAGGTCTAGAGGTCTTTGTTTATTAGGTAATTTTAGAATTGAAAAAGCATGAATGAAGAACTAGCCAGAGACATTTTGTATAATTACTTACAAGACAAAATAGAAAACAGAAAAGAATTGCCTATATGGGACGAAATAGTAACGACAACTTACGAAAACAACGTACTAGCTTCGTGGACATTCAGAGGGTTATTGCAATACTTGTATAAAATAAACGAAGAAATATGAACGAAAATAAATATATATTAATTGACTGCTGTATAGATTTGTACGATTTAGCTTATGAATATTGTAAGTTGTTAAAAAAAAATGGTGACTACTATAGTGTAAATATGACTACAAATAAAAATCAATTTGACGTAAAATCAGTAACAAAACAAGAATTTGAGGAGGCAATAAAATGAACGACAAAATAATAGAAGTGATCCGAGTTTTTATTGAACGCGACCAACTAAACACACCAAACAGAAAGCGCCAACAGATTTACAAAAAGGCGTATTTACAGCACAAGCTAAAAGAATGCGGACTAACTTACAAGGCTATAGCTGAAATGTTCAATATGACGCACGCCAGCGCTATACATAACATTAAAACGCACCATATACTAGTTAAATACCATAAAAACGAATACGAGGCTTATATATACGAATACTTAGAAACTCTAGACGGCTATAAAGTAGAACCAAAAACACGGAATTTAATAGAAGACATTAACAATTGTGCTAATTTATACCAGTTAAATAGAGTTAAACGCTGGATTCGGGAAAAAAAATACGACTTCGATGCAACTTTAATAGAGTAAATACGTTATATTTGTGAACGGGTAAGCAGACCCTAATTAAAAGAACTTATTAGAACCTCATTTGGCGAGTAGTGCTGCTTCACGAAAACCGAATGGGGTTTTTTCATTTTAAAGCAGTAAAATGGCAACAGAAAAAAATTCATTTCTCTTGTATTGTGATACAATTCACACAATAGAAAAACTTTCAGACGTAGACGCTGGGCAATTACTCAAACATATTTTAAGATATGTAAACGACAAAGACCCAGTTACAGACAATCCACTAGTAGAAATTGCTTTCGAACCGATTAGACAAAGTCTTAAACGTGATTTAGTTAAATACGAAAACATACGAACGCGTAATAGTGAAAACGCAAAGAAGCGATGGAATGCGACCGCATCCGACCGCATGCCAAACAATACCAAAAATGCCGATAGTGATAGTGATAGTGATAGTGTAAGTGATAGTGTTATATCTAAAGATATATATAGGCGCTTCGCGCATTTGTCTATAACTAATTTAGAAGTAGAAAAGCTACTAGAAAAATATAGCATTCAAGAAATAGACGGAATACTAGACGACATACAAAATTTTAAAGGTCATAAAAAATATACTTCATTATATTTGACAGCTACTAAATGGCTAGCAAAAAACGTAAAGCCTAAACAAGAAATGATTTATGATCCATTGTACGAAAAAGCTAAAGCTCTAGGATATGTTAAAGACTAAAGGACAAGAATTAAAATACCTAATTGACTACAAAGAAGGTAAAATAAAACAAGGTTTGGGGTTAGATTGCCTACTAGATGACTTTTTAAGGTTTAAACCACGTCAACTTAACATTATTTTAGGTCATGACAACGTAGGTAAGACGTACTGGATTAACTGGTATTTTCTTTCTTTAGCTTTAAAGCACGGAATTAGGTTTGTTATTTGGTCTGGTGAAAACCAATACGGGCAAATTTTACGCGACATGATACAAATATATAGCGGACAGCCTTTTAAAAGTCTAAACGTTTCGCAAATTACAAGCTATTCGACTTACCTAGAGCAATTCTTTGACTTTGTAGATAACTCAAAGCTGTACAAACCAGAAGAACTACTAGACATTTTTAAGAAGTCGGACGCGAAAGCGTGTTTAATAGACCCATATACTGGACTAGATAGGAAAATGGGTTATGAGGGTAACTACGAATTCTTAAATATGGCGCGTCAATTTGTTAACGAAACTGGAATGACTTTATATATTAACACGCACCCGAACACTGAAAGCGGACGCGCTGGTAACTTATTTCCAGACAATCACCACTGGAAAGGACACCTTAAGCCACCAATGAAAGACCACATAGAAGGCGGTAAGGCGTTTTTAAATAGATGCGACGACATGTTTGTTATACATAGGCTAGTTAAACACGAAGAAATGAAGTTCGTAACGCTGGTAACAACTGAAAAGATAAAAGACACGGACACTGGTGGTAAAATAACACCGCTAAATGATTATATTTTTTGCGAATATAACAACGGACTAGGTTTTAAAATAGGTGGTATTGATCCACTTAAAAAAGAAAGACCAAAACCAGCTGAACAAACTAAGTTGACAACGTTAGGAGAAAAACTAAAAACAATAAATAAGGAATGGACATAGGACTAAAACTATTACTAGCAAAGGGTAAAATTCTTTCGATGAAATGGCGGATTAAATTAACCCGCGAAGAACTAGAGGAAAAACGACCAACTGCGAAAGCATTTATAGACGGCGCTAACGACGTAGAAACAGACCTAGACGAAGTTTATAACGTAATAGACGACCTAGAACTAGAACTACGAATACAAGGACGCGAAATAAACCGCTGTCTACAGATTAACGGACAGCTAAAACAAAGAATAGAAGAACTAGAACACGAACTTAAATTTAAAAATGTAGATTTATGAAAGGAAAAATAAAACTAGGCGACAAAATTCAAGACATCGAAGACGGGGATTGTTATTTTGAGGGAATAGTAACGGAATTAAATAATATTGGAAATGTAAAAACATACAAAGTAACTAAGGTTATATGGAGCGGAGAAGATTTTAAAGACGATGAAAACATAGGTAAAATAATAGAACCTATTTGGTGGTATATTGAAAAAATAGAAATATGAAAGAATGGTTAGAAGTATTATTTACACCGAGTAAAGAAATACAAGAATTTAAAATGAAAATGAGAATGAAAAATATTTTGTTTATGATTGAGGAAGAAATAAGTAACGAACTAAAAAAAGAAATAAAAGAACTTAAAGAAAGAATTGAAAAACTAGAAAAACACGGAAAAAATGACTAAAGAACAAAAACTAGTAGCGCTTTGCGCACTATTACCAGTAGTAGGAGACTGGATAGAAGACCTAAACGACCAGCGAATTTTCACTAAGCTAGTCAAACAACGCGCTAACATGCTTTTAACTGAAATAAGACGCATAGATAACGACGTTTTAAGCACGGGCGAACAAGAAATATTTAACCAGCAAGTAAACTTGCAGCGTGCGTTTATTCAATTCGTTTCAAAACAAATAAAACTAGACTAATGAAACATAAATTTAATTACAATTGGACTTTAAAAGATGCAGTTTTTACTAAAGACAAAGGGAAAGTATTTTCATGTTTTGCTTGTGGCGGTGGTTCTACTATGGGATATAAATTAGCTGGATTCGATGTGATAGGACATAACGATATTGATCCAAAAATGATAGAAGTATATAAAGCTAATCACAATCCTAAATTTTCATTTTTAGAATCTATTACTACATTTGCAAAAAGAAAAGATTTACCTAAAGAACTTTATAATTTAGATATTTTAGACGGGTCACCACCTTGTAGCTCATTTAGTATGGCTGGTAATCGTGAAAAAGATTGGGGTAAAGAAAAAGTATTTAGAGAAGGCCAGGCAGAACAAGTTTTAGATACTTTATTTTTTGATTTTATAGATTTAGCAAAAGAATTACAACCTAAAGTAGTAGTAGCTGAAAATGTTAAAGGTCTTTTGTTAGGAGCGGCTAAAGAATATGTAATTAAAATTTACAAGTCATTTGATGAAGCTGGTTATTATTGTCAACACTTTTTATTAAACGCTTCAAAAATGGGCGTGCCACAAAAACGCGAAAGAGTTTTCTTTATTTGTTTAAGAAAAGACTTAGCAAAAGATTTTTTATATTGGCAAGATATGTTTACAGAATTACCAAAAATAGAAATGGATTTTAACGAACCTAAAATACTATTTGAAAATGTTTATTTTAATTTAACAGATAGAGAATTAACTCCAACAAGTTTAAATTTATGGAATAATAGATTAGAAAGCGATAACCATTTAGGAGATACTAATTTAAGATTATTTAATACAAATTCTTTTTTTGGTTGGAATTATATAAAAATGAATAAAGTTTGCAATACTATTATAGCAAATGATACAAACGTTTTATTTAATTACCCTCGATTTTTAAATTCTGTTGAACTTTGTAATATTGGAAGTTTCCCTCAAGATTATAATTTTTTAAAATTAAAACCTCAATATCTTATTGGAATGAGTGTGCCGCCAGTAATGACTGCACAAATAGCAAGTAATATTTACGAACAATGGTTATCAAAGTTATGAGATGTAAAAACTGCAAAGAGAAGTTCGAACCTATACGCTTTAACCACAAATTTTGTTTAAAAGATGAATGTATTAAAGCCTTTGTAGAAGAAGTAAAGACGAACCAATGGAAAACGACTAAAAAACGAATGAAAGAAGACCTAAAAACATTACAAGACTGGCTAAAAGAAGCGCAGACAATATTTAACAAGTACATAAGACTTCGTGATATGGGTCTAGTCTGTATTTCATGCCAGCAACCGCCTAAGAAAAAAAACGCTGGACACTATTTTAGTTCTGGCGGTCATTCAAACGTACGCTTTGACGAAGACAACGTGCATTTACAATGCGAAGCGTGTAACACGTTCCTAAGTGGCAACCTACTTAACTATCAAATAGGCATCGAAAAGAGAATAGGCGCAGAAAAGTTAATAGAATTACAAGGGCGCGCACACCTTACTAAAAAATGGACTATAGACGAACTGAAAGAAATAATAAAAACGTATAAAACAAAAGTAAGATCATTGCAATGAAAAAAATATACATAACACCAGAACAAATAGAAGAAGCTACAGACCTTTATAACTTCAAATGCCTAAAGAATTCAATAACCAAAGGCGAAAGCCAGATTTACGGCGCTATAGGTGAAGTTTTAGCTATGGAATTTCTAAGGTCTAGAGGCAAAGAGGTTAAATACGAAGGCGATTATAACTACGACCTAATTAGCAACGGAAAAAAAATAGACGTTAAAACAATCAAAACAGACAAAGAACCTAACGACGACTTTAACGCTAATATAAGCGCGTTTAATAGCAGCCAGCAAACAGACTTTTATTTATGGTGCGCAGTGTCCGTAGACATGACTTACGGCTATGTAATAGGCTACCTAGATAAAAACGAATTCTATAAAATAGCAGAACTAAAGAAAAAAGGCGAAATAGACTACGGACAATGGACGTTTAAAAGTGACACGTACACCACGAAAATAAAAAATCTAATAAAATTTACTTAAAAAGTTTGTTTATATCCAAATATGAACTATCTTTACACAAATTAAAAACCAATTTTATGAAAAATCTATTTAAAGCGCTGGCGACATTCCAGCAAGAAGTACCAGTAATTCACAAAGCAACGCAAGGTTACGGCTACAGCTACGCAGACTTACCGAAAATCTTTGAGGTTATCAATCCGTTATTAAAAAAACACGGACTAGGATTCACCCAGTTAATCAATTCTAAAGATGGCGAAAACTATTTAGTAACTTGTCTTTTTCACGCTGAAAGTGGCGAATCAATCGAAAGCACTACGTTAATTCCTAGAGTAGAATTAAAAGGAATGAATGACTATCAGTCGTTTGGATCGGGTTGTACTTATTACCGACGTTACTCTATTAGTTCGATTTTGGGACTAGTTACAGACAAAGACATGGACGCAAGCGGCGAACAAGTAAAGAAACTACCTACGATTGACGCTAAACGATTCCAGAAAGCTGTCGAAGCTATTCAGTCTGGCAATTACACACGCGAAGAACTAGAAAGTAAATTTACTTTAACAGAAGGTCAAACGGATTTACTTAACGCGTTATGAATGCTTTCAAAATTAGATGTTCGGCAATAGGTAAAATAATGACAAACCCCCGCACAAAGGGGGAATTATTAAGCCAGACCGCTAAAACATATATCGAAGAACAAGTAATAGCGGACAAGTACGGAATTAAAAAGCAATTTTATAGCCGTTACACGGACAAAGGTATACTAGTAGAAGACGACGCTATAAATTTAGTGTCGGATGTCTTAGATTTAGGTTTTATATGGAAAAACGAAGAACATTTTAGCAATGACTGGATGACTGGAACACCCGACGTAAACACGGATTCTATTCTACTAGACGTGAAAAGTTCATGGGACGCTACGACGTTCCCTTTTTTCGCTACAGAAATTCCTACAAAGGACTACTGGTTTCAGCTTCAAGGCTATCTAGAACTTACGGGCAAAACTGAATCGTTATTGTGCTATTGTTTAGTTAATACACCCGCAGACATGGTAGAAGACGAAGTTAGGCGCGCACACTGGAACGCTAACTTATTAGAAGAAAGTATAGACCTACGCGACGAAGTACAAAAACGCCATAACTTTGATCATATACCAGATAACCGACGCGTTAAAGTCTTCAAAGTAGAAAAAGACGAACAAGTAATAGAAGCAATCAAAGAACGCGTGGAGTTATGCCGTGAATATTACAACACCTTAATAAATTTCTTATGAAACCAACAGAAAAAGCAAAAGAGTTATTTAATAGATATTATGAAATGGCAGAATCTATTGAATGGACAGACAATGAAACAAAAGTAAAAGCTGAAAAATTTAACGACGAGTTAGGAACTGATGTTTTAAAATATTGGAATGAACTAGCAAAAGAAAACGCATTGATTGCAGTTAATGAAATAGTAAAATCAAACCCACATAGTAACCCATTAAATACGCTCGGGTTTTCTACTATGGCATATTGGATAGAAGTTGAATACGAAATAAAAAAGTTATGAAACAGCAAATAGAAGATAAAATAGTATTACGTGTTTTGGCGCGTTTTAACGAACGTTCGCAAGTCGGAATAAACAAGTATAACACAACGTTAGAAAGAACCGACCTAAGTACATTAGAATGGCTTACACACGCACAAGAGGAGGCTATGGACTTTGTACTTTACTTGGAACGGCTGAAAGACGAATTTAAAAACAAATAGATATGAAAGAAAAGAACTTAGCAATTATTTTAACGCTTTCGATAGTAGGATTAGCGTTATATGGATTTTTTAACCTTGTCGCGTGGTTATGGCGTGGCGTATTTTAGTAACAATTAAATAAATATACAATGGAAAACAAGTTAAACACGGGTGCAATCTTCAAAAACACGAACAAGAAAGCGGATAACCACCCAGACTACAAAGGAAAAGTAAACGTAAACGGCAAAGAAATGGAAGTTGCGTTATGGGTTAAACAAGGTAAGGCGGGGTCGTTCTTTTCGGCTTCATTCTCAGAACCTTACGTAGCACCAGCGCAAAGCGAACCAGTAAGCAAAGTAGAAAACGACGATTTCCCTTTTTAAGTATGGAAATAAACGACACCGAACTACGTAAAAAGCTACAAGCATTACTTAGAACACGAACACGTAACCAAATAGTAACAGAAATAAAAACACGGACTGGCAAATTTCACCAATACCAAATAGACAAGTTCCTAAAAGGTCACGACGTAAGCCTAAGCACAGCTATAAAGCTAGACGAATACGTTTTAAGAGAATCAATGTAACACGAAGCCAGTTTAACCGCTGGCTTTTTTATTGTTAATAACTTTTTTACAGCGTGTTTAGATTTTCATCGTAAGTTTGATTAAAATTTAACCAATGAATTACATTTATCTAGTAGCTTTTGTCTGGTGGTTTGTCAAGTTCGAACCTTTACAGCTTGCGTTTGACTACATTTTTAGACGTTTGCCTATTAATCACCTTACAAATATTATTTACGAATCGTTAGGCTGTCCTAAATGCGTAGGGTTTTGGGCTTCGCTGTTTATTACTGGCAACTTTTTTACGGCTTGCGTCGTTAGTTTGTTATCTTTTACCCTCGACGTATGCTTAGCGAAGCTGGACAGATAGCAATAGACGCACTACTAGCGGAAATAAACCCCGAAAGACTTAGTAAAATGCATCTTAGAAAGTTGCAAGCTATCAAAGTAAAAGAAACGGGCGTCCGTGATAACGAATGTTTTTGCCGTCCAGACAAAAGACAGAAATGGTTTGCCGAATTTAATACGTGGTATGAAAAAAACGCTGGATAAATACATAAGCGAACATTACGACGAAGTAAGAAAGTACACAAACCACTTTTTAAAGGCGTACAATAAGCGTAAAAACATAACCTTGTCAATGCTGAACGCGGACACGTGTATAAATAACGCCTACCTACACGTCTTAACTATTGACACGGACAAAATAGACACCAACAGCGTAAAGTCTTACCTACTTAATACAATTAAATACCAAATAATTTGGGACACTAGCCTAAGCCATAAACAAGACGATTGTCTAGCGTTGGAATTTATACCAAAAGACGAACCAGATAACGACGACGTTAAACATAAGATAGGAATAGAAAACAAATATAATGACCAGCTAGCCTATATAGAGATCTATAGAAATAGTTTAACTTGTCCAGTAGAAAAAAAGGTCTTTGAAAGCTATTACGACAAGGGACACCGAACGGCAAAGAGTCTAGGTAAATACTTTGGCATATCGAACACGTCGGCTCATTATTTAATACGCGGAATTAAATTAAAAATCCGTGAAATTCAATATAGTTATGAAAACAAATGAAATAACAGCGGCGCTGGCTAGAGTAGTTCTATTCACTATAGGCGGGGTTATTTGTCTAGGTGGTTACGAAACAGCTTTACGCATGTTTGGCGTGCTAATTATAATTAAAGCCATAGGAAACGAACTAAAACACGAACAAAATGAAAATTAAAGACGAATACAAAGGGAAAACTATAGTAACTTACGACAGCGTACTAGGTCAAAGACGCATAGAAGTAGACAAAATCCACCCAGCGCAGTTTAAATATTACGTGACTATAGGACTAGGCTACATTTTCGAAAAGGAAAACGCTACAATAAGCTACAAAGGCGTAGAAGAAGCCACAGAAAACACGGAAACAGAACCTATTCAAGAACCAGTAACAAAGAAACCAAATGCCACAACCAATAAAAGGAGAAAAAAAGGAAACATTCCTAGCTAGGTGCATAGCAGACGAAGAAAGCGTAAACGCATTTCCCGACAAATTCCAACGCTACGCCGTTTGTGTCCATACGTGGGAAACTCATTCACGCGAAGCGCTAAGTATTTACAAGGATACCTTTAAAAACACGAAAAAGAAATGAAGTTCTACATTCTAGACTATGGTAAAGACATGATCCACGAAGGTAAAGTAATAACAGACTACCTAGAGAAAATGCAATTTCACCATATAGCCTATCTAACAAACGCCGACGGGTTACTATGTTTAGAAGAAGTAGACGAAGACGAATTTTTAAGCCACTTTAAAAAAGCAAAACATGGCAAAGCCTAGATACATAGAGACACCAGAAAAGCTGTACGAACTATTCGAGCAATACACGGAAGATACAAAACGTAGAGTAAGAACAATACCAAAAGCAACTAACAAAGGCGTACTATACGAAGAACACGTGCCACCCCTTACAATAGACGGATTTAAAACCTACGCCAACAAACAAGGCACAGATATAAACCGATATTGGTATAATGTAGACGGGACACTCAACGAGTATGTAAGCATCGTTACGCGCATTAAAGAAGAAATTAGAAACGACCAAGTCGAAGGCGCACTAGTCGGGCAATATCAACAGAACATAGTAGCACGTTTAAACAACCTAACCGAAAAGACGGACGTAACCAGCAACGGCGAAAACATAAATGAAATTAAAATATCAATCATTCGACCAGACACCAAAGAACTAGACTAATATGTCAAAGACTAAAGAACAAATTTTAAACGAACAAAGAACGCTTGAAGAAATTAAGCAAATGCCAACACGTATAAAATTAGAATCCTTAATGAATTTAAAGGAAATAATGGTTTCTACTACACCTATTGAAAACGTAATAATGTCGGATCAACAATGGAGAAGCATATGGAACGAAGACGAAATGGAAATGATTAAACATAAAATACTGACAATAGTAAGGGACTTATAATGGAATTAAAGAGTACGATAGTCTTTGAAAGGAATTACGACGCGCTTTACAATAACGAGGCGCGTTTTATTATTAACGAGGGTGGTAGCCGTTCAAGTAAGACTTACAGCCTTTGCCAGCTTATTCTAGTCTATTGCTTACAGAACAAAGGCGTAGTAGTGTCAATCATTCGTAAGACATTCCCAGCTTTGAGGGCTACAGCTATGCGAGACTTTCTAGAAGTTCTTAAGGATTCTGGCATCTACGACAAAGCCAGTCACAATATGTCCGAACATATCTACACGTTCCCTAATGGATCTATAGTAGAGTTCTTTAGTGTAGACGACGAACAAAAGATACGAGGGCGCAAGCGTCACCTAGCTTGGTGCAATGAGGCGAACGAATTATTTTACGACGACTTTACGCAACTTAACATGCGTACCGAATCTAAGCTAATCTTTGACTACAATCCCAGCGACTCTAACAGCTGGTTATATGAACTACCAAAAAACGAAAGCATCTTAATTAAGTCCACGTACAAGGATAACCCGTTTTTACCAGAAAGCATAAAGATACAAATCGAAGACCTCAAACGTACAGACGAAGCGCTTTACCAGATTTACGCACTAGGTGAAAAAGCCATCAGTAAGTCTAACATTTATTCTAACTGGACATTCTTACCACATAGACCCGCACGCTTTACTGAATTCATATACGGGCTGGATTTTGGTTATAATCACCCCTTAGCTTTGATGCGCATATACTGGCATGAAAAGGACATCTTTATAGAACCAGTCATTTACGAAAGCTACCTAACCACAGCTAACCTAATCGAAAAGCTAGCCAGTCTAAACATAGAAAAGAACGCCGACATTATAGCCGACTATGCCAGACCCGAAATAATAGCCGAACTTAATAACGCTGGTTATAACGTGCTGAACGCAAACAAGGCGGTAAAGAAAGGACTAGACGCGGTTAAGTCATTCGGGGTTTACGCACAAGAACACGAAGCCTTAAAGAAAGAATACCAAAACTACAAATGGAAAAAGGTAGGGGACACAATTCTAGACGAACCAGTTAAACTTTGGGACGATGCAATGGACGCGACACGTTACGCGGTTACTTATATCAAAGAACAATACTACACCGACGACAGCTACTTCGCGTTTTAGAACCTAAACAAACACGAATTTTAATATAGTTATGGCACAATCAATAATAGCACAACCTCAAAGAATCATGCCCGCTTACAATCCGATTAGGTTTATAGCGGACAGCACAAACAAAAATAAAACTGGCTTTAGGTACATATACCAGATATACAGCGGCGCTACCTTGTTAGGTACGTTCAAAGTATTACCGACCTATTCGACTGGTTACGGCGAAATAGACCTATCTAAATTCCTTTCTACTTACGTAAGCTGGGACTTTGACCCTAGCGTAACACTAGACAAAGCCGCGCCGAATAGTTACAAGAACTACCAAGTAAACATAGGCGAAGAATATTTGTACGAAATTACCTACACGTCTGCGCTAACTAACAGCGGTACGAATACACGAATTAACGTAGCTAACATCTTTCAAGTAGGCGACCAAATAAACATAACACAAAATGACGGCGGTGTGGCTAACCCATTACTAGAGGGACTGCACACAATCATTGCAGTTTCGGGAACTTGGATTGACGTTAACGTCCCTTTCAGTTCAATTACGAACGTGAACATAGACGGCGTTATAAACTATGCGAATCAACAAAAAGTAGTAACATACAATATAACGACTATTACAAACCTAAGAGTCTTTAACGGGGCATTTAC